GCAAGAAGGGGGTCGCGTTCGATCTCGACAGCCTAAAGACTGGTTGGTGCTTCTCTAACGGAAGCCCCGGCGTATCCCCAGAATGGAAATGGAACGAAACACCAGCACGGTTTAACGTACCGCAGCCAGACGATGTCGGAGAGGATCGCTGGAAGAAAGGCTTTTCAATCCGTATCGCAGTTGATAAAGAGACTGTCGCTACATGGTCACAGGCTGGCGCAGGTGCGTGGGCTGGACTTGTCCATCTTATGAAAGCTGTTAAGGCTGACGGCGGCGAGGGAGAAACTGTTATCGCTGCCTTGGGGGAAATTGAGGAAATCAAGTTCAAGAAGGGCGGAACCTCGGCCCCTACCTTTAACATCAAGAAATGGGCAGACCGTCCTGACTGCATGACAGATCAGGCTGCACCAGAAGCAGAAGCAGAGGGGGAAGACGGCGAAGACTTGGATGAATTTTGATCCAATAATATTTGGTGCGTGATTCGCACCCACCACCAAGTGGGGAAATTGGGGGGATCAGAAATGGTTCCCCCAAAGAACCCAGAAAATCATAAAGGTGCGAACTTATGAATAGATACGAAACATACGGAAAGCCGCTGGTTAACAACGGCTACGACATCACACCGCTCAATGGTAAGGTGCCAATAATCAAAGCATGGCAGACCAGACCGGAGCAGTCCCAGGATTACGGAAAGTTCGATGGTAAGAATATAGGCGTTTTATGCGGTGGCACACACCATGTCATTGCGCTGGACATCGACGTTAAGCACAAGCCAGCCACGGACGAAATACGCCGACTGGTTGAAGACCTAGGCAACGCACCTGAGAGAATAGGCAACGCGCCCAAGACGCTGTTCGTCTTCCGCTGCACCGTGCAGGTCAGTAAGGTTAAGACTGGCGTATACGACATCGAAGGCGAGGATGCCTGTGTTGAGATACTTGCGGAAGGACAGCAGTTCGTCGCGTCAGGGATGCACCCGGACACCAAGAAGAAATACTCTTGGCCCAACGATAGCATAAGGGATTACCCTGCGGACGAACTAACTGAAATCACCACGGACGAGATCAGAGACTTCATTGCGTCTGCTGATGCCATCCTGTCGAACTTCGGTGAACTAAAGGCCAGAAGTATTACGACAGACGTACAACGTAAGGCACCACAGAACACAGGCTTCCAGTTTGCAGAGAACGAGCAGACCACGGACATCGGACGGCTCACAGCAGCAGTGGCCTACCTTCCCAACAACGACATCCATTACGATGACTGGGTGCATACAGCACACGCCATTAAAGGTGCTGTCGGTGATGAGGGCAAAGACCTGTTCCACAGGTGGTCGTCCAGGTCATCAAAGTATGATGCCACGGAAACCGACAGGCTGTGGGATTCCATTGAGAACGTCACATCAATCGGTGCTGGGACGATCTACCACATGGCGCAGCAACACGGTTTCGACACGGCACCAGATCAGCCGACAGTGACGGAAGCTGCCGAGAAGGAAGCCATACAGTCAACAGACCTAGTTGCCACACCTGTCGGGCTACTCGACCCATCTAAGATGCCACGCAGGGAGTTCCTCTACGGCACACACCTCATTCAGAAGTATGTGTCAGCCACAATCGCACAGGGCGGTGGCTCAAAGACGACTGTGCTACTCACAGACGCAATAGCGATGGTCACGGGCAGGACGCTCATCGGCAACACACCAAAGAAAGCCATAAAGGTCTGGCACTATAATCTGGAAGACCCAAAGGACGAACTGGAACGCCGGGTGGCTGCAATATGTATCCATTACAACATCCCGTTCAGCGACATCAGGGGTAAGCTATTCCTAAACAGTGCCAGAGACAGGCCGCTCATCATTGCTGAAAAGATCAATGGCATAATAATAGCCACACCAGACGTTGACGCTGTTATAGCCGAAATCAGGAAGAACAAGATAACAGCCATGTCAGTCGATCCGTTTGTTAAGTCACACCACGCAGACGAGAACGATAATAAGCAAATCGACGAGGTTCTGAACCAATACGGCAGGATCGCCAACGAGACAGGCTGCTCCGTAGAACTGGCACACCATGTCAGAAAGCCCGCCACAGGCGTTCAGCAGGTTAATGGCGACATCAACCAGGCACGAGGCGCGTCAGCCATCAGCGGGGCAGTACGGGCCGCTAGGACAATATCAATCATGTCAGACAAAGAAGCCGAGGCACTTGGCATCGTGTCAGACAAGAAGAACTGGTACATCCGCATTGATGACGCAAAGGGGAACATGTCACCGCCAGCAGACAAGGCCATGTGGCTACAGCGGGAGTCCGTGATATTAGACAATGGGGACGCATTTGAGCAGGGAGACAACGTTGGTATCGTGTCACCATGGACACCACCAGACGCATTTGACGGCATCTCAGTTGACCGTGCAGCCAAGATATTAAAGGAAATTGAAGTGGGAACGGAGGGCGGCGATGTCAGGTTCTCAAAGAATAAAGGCAAGCGTTGGGCTGGCAAAGTGGTGGTCGATAACGTGCTGGAAATGGACGACGACAGGGCTAAAATAATCATCAAAATATGGCTTAAAACAGGTGTGTTATTTGAGGATGATTACCGTAATGAGAATACACGCCATGATGAAAAGGGTCTGTTCGTAGACTACGATAAGTTGCCTAAAACGGAGGTTATTTAAGCATGTCAAAATCTACGCAAGAATCTACGCAAAATCCCGCAAAATCTACGCAAGAAAGGGTGCCGGATAATTTTAATCGCCTTAACTAAATATAATTATTCCGCACTTTGGGGTGCGGAGATAATTAGCGCAATAATTAGCGCAACATTTAGTCTGTTAAGGCGATTAAATTTAACATTATCGGCACTGAGATAATTGCAGCAAAGGAGACAACAAATGGCTACTAAAACAAGACGAAATAAGCCTGATGAATTTACCCATGCAACAACCTACGGCGACCCCGTAGCGGATGGCATACATCACTCGATTATTCCCGTTGATAAGATTGCAACAGATATGGAATTGAAGTGGGGATGTGAGAGATTGCCCGGATTGGTTTCACCAGCTACTGCGTCCAAGTTCGGTTCGGCAAAAGCTAAACTGGATCAGGCCATCCTCGACAACGACCCCACAGCAGTTTCCAAGCGTTCAACTGTCATGGTGAAGGGTTGGAAGGCAATGGACGACGAGGCCACACAGAACGGCTATAAGCCCCTCGTACCGAAAATATGGAGCCACACCACCAAGAGCGGCTTCATGTTCGCAGTTGCCAGAGGTAACGCAGACGCAATCAAGGCACTGAGAACCAGAGACGACATGGAAGGTATCGCAGTTTACAGCCTCGATGAAATTGGTATGCTGCTGGAATCCAAGAGCATGGCGTTAGTCAATGCCATCAAGAACGAGTGGCCTGGATCCGCTGTGGCGGAAATTAAAGGCGTAACGAAGGGAGACATGAACGATGAATGCCCATTCTGACACGATAGAGCGAGTAGCGCGGGCGTTGTGCTTAGAGGATGACGCTAACCCAGACATGACGTTAGGCGGTGACGGTGAGAACTTTTGGTGGCATGAATACGTCACGAAGGCAGAAGCCGCCATCGAAGCGATGGACGAAACACCAGACGGTGAGACAATGGCATCACTCCGCAAGAGGATATCCGAGCTTGAAAAGGCTCCGGTGTGGTTCCCATGAGTAAACCTAGAACAGTAGGCTGGTATTCATGTGGCGCAGCGTCAGCCGTCAGTATGAAACTTGTGAAGCCTGATGTTATTGCATACTGCGAGACAGGTGCAGAACACGAAGACAATAAACGATTCATGGCGGACTGCGAAGTGTGGTTTGACCAGAAGGTCACCATACTGCAAAACCCGAAGTTCAAAGACACTTGGGAGGTATTTGAGAAACGCAAGTACATCAGCGGCATTGCTGGCGCACCGTGTACCGGGGAACTAAAGATCAAGCCTCGGTTAGAGTTTCAGCGGGACGATGACATCCACATATTTGGATACACAGCAGACGGGCCTGATGTTAAGCGTTTTGAGTCTATGCAGGAACATTGGCCCGACCTGAGTGTCCGCGCACCGTTGATTGAAAAGGGGATAACTAAGGCTGCTTGCCTAGATATGATTATCAGGGCTGGTATTGAACCGCCCCTGACGTATGCACAAGGCTTTCCGAATGCGAACTGCCTACCATGCGTTAAGGCCACCAGCCCATCGTACTGGGCATTAGTCAGGAAGTGTTACCCGGATGAGTTCAACAGAATGGTTGAGCTATCAAGGCGGCTTGGTGCAAGGTTGGCACGGGTAGAGGGTGAGCGTGTGTTTATTGACGAAATACCATTGGATCATGCAACCACAGACCCTATCGCGCCAGACTGTGATTTCCTTTGTCACCTTGCAGAGCAGGAATATGGGAATGACTGACGACTACGACCAAAGCCTCGACAGCTACCTCTCGTATTATGTCGCAATTGAGGCAATGAGGGTGGCATACGTCGAGGCTCAGAAGGTGGAGAAGCAGCCATCAGTGTTTGATTATTTAAAGGATGAAAACGGATGGGAAAACGGATAACCAGTCCACAATTGACCAAAGCACCAAAACAGATGTATGATGCAGATGCCGTGGCGGATATGTCTCGTTGGGTTCACCTCCCTGCCCCCGGCTTGTAGACATGTTTGCTGCGGCACCTTTTAACACGGGAGATGATTATGAACAGATGTCCAATATGCTACAGCCAGCCATGTACCTGTCACAGGCAGGGGAAGAAATGAAGATCGTACAAACCAAACTGGATGCGCTGATACCATACGCCAGTAACAGCCGCACACACTCTGACGAGCAAGTGGCACAGATAGCCGCAAGCATCAAAGAGTTCGGATTTAATAACCCGGTACTGCTGGACGGTGACAATGGAATCATCGCAGGGCATGGCAGAACACTTGCCGCCCGTAAGCTGGGCCTGAAAGAAGTTCCAACGATTGAGTTGAAACACCTGACGAAGGCACAACGCAAAGCATACATCATTGCAGACAATAAACTGGCATTGAATGCTGGGTGGGACATGGAAATGCTCACGCTGGAAATGGGTGATCTGAAAGACGAGGGGTTCGATCTATCGTTGATAGGGTTTAGCGATGACGAGTTAGCTAACATATTCGTGGACAAGACTGAGGGGCTGACTGACCCGGACGCTGTGCCTGACGTTCCTGACGTACCAGTGACGGTTGAGGGTGACGTATGGTTGCTGGGTAAGCACCGATTGATGTGTGGGGATAGCACGAGCATTGATGCTGTTGATAAGCTGATGGGTGGTGTTAAGGCCGACATGGTGTTTACTGACCCGCCGTACAATATCGACTATGGGAACAACAAGTCTCAGAAACACAAGGTTAGAGAAATACAGAATGATAATATGTCGGCGGATAACTTCGCTGACTTCTGCGCTGCGTTTGTGTCCTGCATCGTCGCGTCCTGTAGCGGGTGCGTATATGTGTTCGGCCCTCCCGGCCCAGACGGACGGATTATGTTCACCGCGCTGGACGACGCGATGCACTGCTCAACAACGATTGTATGGAATAAAGATCAATTCACACTTGGCAGGGGTAAATATCAGAACAAGTATGAGCCTTGTTGGTTCGGGTGGAACGGGTCAGGCGCAGCGTTCATTGATGATAGGAAGCTGACTAACGTGTGGGACTTCCCTCGTCCGAAGCGGTCTGACTTACACCCGACGATGAAACCCGTGGCATTGGTTGAGAACGCGGTGGGGCATGCATCAAACGTCGGCGGTGTTATACTTGACCTGTTCGGCGGCTCTGGAACCACGATGATTGCGTGTGAGTCCCTTGACCGGGTATCACGCCTCATGGAACTAGACCCAAAGTACTGCGATGTCATAGTAAAACGCTGGCAGGACTTCACCGGAGAGCAAGCAACACTGGAATCAACGGGTGAGATTTTCCCTACCCCTATGGAGAAGTCAGATGCCGCCTAAGAAAACGCCAACCAAACGGGTCACAAAGCCCAGCTTTAAGCGCACACCAGAGGATGTAAGCACCGTCATTATGATGGCTGCTATCGGTACATCACAGGAGAACATCGCCCGCTGTGTTGGTGGTGGTATCGACTTGAAGACGCTGCGGAAGTATTTCAGGGACGAGATGGACACGGCATGGATCAAGGCTAACACCAAGGTCGGTGGTGCTATGTACAACAAAGCCATCGGTGGTGACGTATCAGCACAGAAGTATTGGATGGGTTGCCGTGCCGGGTGGAAAGAAACAACCGTCACCGAGAGTGATATGACAATCAACGTCATAACCGGGGTGCCTAGTGGCGACGATTGATCTGGGGTATAAGCCACGGGAACAGTTTGTCGGGTTCCATAAGCGCAAGGAGCGTTGGGCTGTAATCGTTGCTCACCGTAGGGCTGGCAAGACTGTAGCCTGCCTGCACGACCTTGTAGACCGCATGTTCAAGTGTAAGCTACACAATCCACGATTCATATACGTTGCCCCGTACTATCGTCAGGCTAAGGATGTGGCGTGGCAGATACTCAAGGACATACTCAGGCCGTTGGGTGCCGCGGCTGTTATCAACGAGAGCGAGTTGCGTATCGACATCGGGGACAGACGCATCAAGCTATACGGTGCAGACAACTTCGACGCTATGCGTGGCATCCACATCGACGGCATTGTACTGGACGAGTACGGTGACATGGACCCAAGGGCGTGGCCCGAAGTAATCAGGCCAGCGTTATCAGATCGAAAGGGTACAGCCGTCTTCATCGGGACTCCCAAAGGTGAGAACGACTTCCACGCTAAGTATGACGCAGCCCAGACGGACGACAGTTGGTTCTCCACCATATTGAAGGCATCGGAGACTAACATCCTGCCTGACGGTGAGTTGGGTGAGATCAAGAAGATGTTGTCCCGCGAGCAGTACAATCAAGAAATGGAGTGCAGCTTTCAAGCCGCTATCGTTGGTGCATACTATGGCTCTGACATGGAGCAGGCCCGTGATGATGGGCGTATCTGTTCTGTCCCAGTTGAGAGCGAGTTAGACGTTCATACAGCGTGGGACTTGGGCATGGGGGATTCCACGGTGATCTGGGCGTACCAGTTGGTCGGCAAGGAGATACGCATCATTAACCACTACGAGATGAGTGGTAAGGGCCTAGGTCACTATGCCGAGAAGCTAAAGGAATGGCGGGACGACTTGGGGTACAAGTTCGACAGGCATAACCTACCGCACGATGTTGAGGTTAGGGAGTTAGGCACTGGCAAGTCACGGTTGGAGACACTGCGGGAGCTTGGCATCACAGTGAAGGTTGTTCCGAAGCTGTCGATAGACGATGGCATCAACGCTGTGCGCCGCATCCTGTCCCGGTGTTGGTTCGATGAGGTGAAGTGTAAGGAAGGCATCCGAGCATTGCGGCAGTACCGCACAGAGTACGATGAGAAGCGCAAGACGTTTAAGAATACACCGCTACATGACTATGCGAGCCATTCGGCTGATGCGTTCAGATACCTCGCAGTATCAGTGAAAGACAAGACGAAAGCCGAGCCTTTGAAGTACAAGAACGACGGGATTGTCTAGCAGTTGCGCTGAATGGCAAACTGTAGTATTGTGAAACACCCGCAGCGATGCGGCATTGCCCATTGATGGATGCACAACATGGCTAAGATGACCGATGGTGAACTTCTTGCAGCATGTAAGCAGGAAAGCTACTCAGCAGAAACATACGTTACATCTGAAATATCCGACGAGCGTGAAGAAGCCATGGAACGTTACCTTGGCGAGTCTTATGGTGACGAACAGCCCGGACGTAGCTCAGTTGTAACCCGTGACGTACTAGAGGCAGTTGAGTGGGCTATGCCCTCACTGCTTCGTATATTCATATCAGGCGACGACATCATATCATACGAGCCAGTTGGCCCAGAGGACGAAGACTTCGCAGAGCAAGCGACTGATCTGGCTAACACGGTATTCAACAAAGACAACAACGGCTTCCTGATCCTCAACACTTGGATGAAGGACGCGCTGCTCTCCAAGATGGGTACAATCAAGACCTACTGGAACGAGGCAGAGACAACCACCACGCAGACATACTCCATGCTGAACCTGATGGAATACATCGACCTAATCAGCGGTGACGATGTTGAGGTTACTGAACACAGCGAAGTCACGGCAGACGGTGATGAGTACAGCGCACCAGATATGGACGGTGACGAAGGTGATTTCCTTCCGCCAGAGACATTCCACAACATCACCATCGTGACGACACACGAAACTAACCGCATCAAGATACTGAACATTCCTCCTGAAGAATTTTATATGTCCTATGATGCGATGGACCCTGACGATGCCAACTACCTTGAGCATAGGGCCAGTAAGTCACGCACAGCACTGATGAACGACGGCTTCGACCGCAAGACAGTGTATGACCTGCCGGGTGACAACCGCGACGACGATCCGAATGGTGAACGTCAGACCCGCATGGGTTCAACGAATATCGTAACCGACGACAACGCAGATCGTGCGATGGATGAAGTCACGGTACATGAGAGCTATATCTATGTGGACACAGATGATGACGGCGTGGCTGAATGGACGAAAGTAATCTGGGCAGGTAACGACATCCTTGAGCAAGAGAAGGTATCCAGTCAGCCGTTCAGTACGTTATGTCCTATCCCGGTGCCTCACCGTGCGTATGGATTGAGCCTTGCAGACCTCGTTCTGGACTTAGCCCGCATTCGCACAGTTATCTTCCGTCAGACGTTGGATTCGCTCTACCTTGCTAACAATCCTGAGCGTGAGGTTGATGTAAACAAGATCGTTGACATGGACGACTTCCTGACCACACGGGCGGGCGGTATCAAGCGCGTTGAACAGATTGGCGCAAGCCGTGAGATTAGCCACCCGTTCGTAGCACAGCACAGCTTCGGCATGATGGATGGCCTGGACAGCATGATGGCCCGTAGGACGGGCGTGAGCGGCGCAACTACGTCTGTTGATGCCAATGCCCTACAGAACCAGACAGCGACAGCCAGCAACAACATGCAGGCCACACAGAACCAACGTGTCGAGATGATTGCCCGTATATTCGCTGAGACTGGTGTTAAGCACCTGTTCCGCCGTATTCTGGCCCTATTGATCGAGAACCAGGACCAGCCTCGAACCATCAAGCTCCGCAATGAGTGGGTGGATATGAACACAAACGGCTGGAACCCTGAGATGGATGTAACCATCGACGTTGGGTTGGGCCACGGCAACCGCGACCAACAGATTTCACACCTCACTGGCATCCTTGCAGAACAGAAGGAACTGCTCGGCGCTGGTGGTATGGGCATGGTTAAACCCAAACACCTGTACAACACGCTGAACCATATGATCTCTCGCGTTGGCTTCAAGTCTGCTGACGCATTCTTTGACGATCCGGGTGACGAACAGATGCAACAGCAGCAGCAGCCTAACCCGCAGGCTGAGTTGATCCAGGCACAGATGCAGATCGAGAAGATGAAGGCCGAAGTCGCAATGCAGAAGTTGCAGATTGATAACGAGAACACAGACCAGAAGATGAAGCTGGACCACCACGCCGCTATGCAGAAACTTGAACTTGAGTCCGAGCGTCTGGACATCGAGCGTGAGAAGATTGCAGCCAGCATGAACGAGACTGCCGCCAAGATTCGGAGCGATGAAGCGAAGGCCGCTGCTGACCTCGATGCCAAGGCACAGACCGAGTTAATGCGGACACGCGAGAACGCTACGTCCAAAGAGATCGACATGATGGAACGGGCGCGGGACCGTGAAAGATTTGAACACTCGACATAACTGCAACCATAGCAAAGGATATTGTCCGTGCGGTCCATGAAATCAAACTCCCCAAAGAAACGCAAGCCGAAGTCAAAGACATCCTCCAAGCGTACCGTTTCAAGAAGGCGAGCGGCAACCGCAAAGCGCAAGTCAACTATGAGTTACTAACGGCAGACTATGTGGCGTATAACAGACTGGTAGACATTCTGCTGGCCCACACACAGGAAGAAGAAGAAATGGCGTTGATTATGATGATGATGGGGATTGAGTGATGCCCAGAGGACTGCTGAACGATACGCCTAATGTCGGTCTGATAGAGCAGATGAACAACACCTATACGTCAGGTGGTTGGGGTGGCTTGTATGATGCGTATGCGCCGTCTAAGGACACTGTGAGAGGGTTCTTCTCTGACGCTATGGATAACCCAGACGATACGCGCAAATCATTCTTTGAGAACACCATAGGCGTTGATGTGTCCGACCCGTCCATGTCTGACATTGGTTTGGGTGCGTTGTTTGCTGGTACTGTTGGGCGTAAGGGGAAGGCTGCGAAGGGGTTACTTAGGAATATCATGGGGGACATTGTTGACCCAGACACAGGGACACCATTCAAGACTGGCAAGCCAGCGACATTCCCATATATTCGCAACACAACACCATCACCTGATATGGGCGAAACGTATGGGCAGCACATTGAACCCGCAGGCAGGTACATGATTGCAAGGCCGAAGTCATCAAAGGGTGGTGAGGGTTTCGAGATGGGCGATGCGACATTTGAGAACCCGCTTGTTATTGAAGGCGATGGCCTTGGGTGGAAGAAAACAGTGTCTGATGCTTACGATGGGAAGACTGGTAAAGAGCTATCTCAAGCTATAGTCGATGACGGGTATGATGGTATAGTTACATTGGCTGGTAGCAATAAGAATAGATACACCAGTGAGATTGTTGATCTATCGCCGTTCGTAAATAAAGAACCAAGCGCATCATCACGCATTGTGCGTGGCGACCCTGAGCGAGTAGCCGGGTTCCCTGATGCTAATAGAGAAATAACGTACACAGACCCAACATCTGGCGGTGAGTTCACGGTGATGGCCCCCGGCGCCCATCGTGACGCTAGTGTTATGGGTACTCAGGTGCCAGAAGACCACCAAGGCAAGGGTATAGGCACTGCACTGCTCAACCGTGCGCTTGAAGACTTCCCAAGTATGGGTGGACAGATACACTCGCCAGCGGCATTGAAGAACGCTTACAAGGCAGGCAGGCGACCATACGGAAGCCCTGACGCTTCTTATGAAGAAGTCGTTAGTATGTTCAACGAACAGGGCGGGTCGATAAACATGCTGACAAAGGCCAAGAAAGGCGAACTCGGAGTAAACCCTGCCAGTCTCTTGGCTCTCGGAACAGGCGCGGGTCTGCTTTCCGATGACAATTGACCTTCGCGTAACAAATATGATACAGTGTGACAGATATACAAGGATACGAACATGGGCCTGCTAAC